ATTATACCAACTGAAGGTATTGTTTTCATATACAAAGGTAAAACAATGAAACTTACAGGAACGTTCGCTGCAATTAATCAGCTAATGGGTATTATAAAATACGGGAGATAAAACAAATAAATAAAACAAATAAAACAATTATGAAACACATTAAATTATTCGAGGAATTTTATCAACGAAGCTAAAGGAAACTGGAGCAAAATAATGAAAGGTGTTAGAGGTGGAAGTCAAGCAGGTCCTTGGGCCTTAGTTGTTATTAAGGATAAAAAGGTAATTCATCAAGAATTAGCAAGCATTAGGGATATTATTCCAGCAGTGTATGAATCAATTCGTAATATGCCGTTTACGCATTATACACTAGTAATAGAAGATAATGAGGGTATGATAGTCTATTCAGAAAACATAAAATCATAAAAGAAATACAATGAAAAAGGTAAAATTATTTAAGGAGTTTGTTAGTGAATATAGGAATGTTGCATACGATACTCAAATTCCAGGAGAATATGAACTAGTTATTGGTGCAAATAAATATAGTATTAACGTCGCTGGTTTTGAAAGAGAAGGAGATAAGACCGATAGCCTTTATCTAATGGACAACGATCCTCGAAAAGATATTATAGGTTCTGTTATTGTAAAGAACAGTGACATGAAAAGATTATCTAAAGGAGAAACTGTTTCAGCTAAAACATCAAAGGGTGAAGAGGCTAAAATAACACGAATATAAATAAGATTTACATTAATAATACTAAAATAAAATGGCTTTACAAAAACTAAGAGAATACTTTAATGACACTAACAGGGAAATGTTCAGTGATATGTTAAAGAATAGGGTGCTTATAACTGAAAAGGTCGCAGCTCCCACATTTCTTGTTAGAAGAAAAATGGATGGTTTTGAATACTTTAAGTCTTCAAACACTGATAAGCTAAATTTAGTAGATAGGACTATTATTTCACTATATGAAATTGCTATAAATTATATGCAAAGTTTGCCAGTATCTATTAAAAATGAAATACCAACTGATTGGAGATTTGGTTTTGAATACTTACCAGAGGTTGAAGCCTCTAAGGTATCATATCAAAGTACTCCTACTAATAATTTAATATTGACACATATTCAACAAATTGGAGAAAGTGGAAAGATTAAAAAAACAATAAACGATCCAGATGTCTTAAAGAAATGGGCAAAGAAATTAAATGTTCAAGAACCATTAATAGTTTTTGACGGATATTTATCTCAAGTACAGAAAGACGAATTGACTGAACTTTTATCAATGAGTGACCGTGAATTTTCAGATTCATTTGATTATTTAATAGAAACTAAAGATAAAACTAGTTTTACATTAAAGATGTTTAAACTTTTTAATAAAAGTATTAGTTCAACGTCATTAAATACTGATCTTGAAAGTGAAATTGACGGCCTTATCATTAATTTTATAGATGGTAATAATATGAATTCGTTTAAACTTGAAGATTTTACTAGAACATATAACGTTGAGGCCTTTAAGGAATCAAGTCATACATACCAAATAGCAGTCACAGACTTTTTAGAATATTTAGCTCAATATGACTTAGACGAAATTATACTAGAAGAAGACAGCGCAGAATATAGATACCTTGAAGCAATGTCAATCATTTTTAATTCTTATATTGACAAAAACTCCTCAAAATATATAGGAGTTAATTTTGAAAGTGCAGAATTTTCTTCTGCTGATTCATTCAAGTTAAATATAAAATACATTAAGAATGAAAAGACTCTTAAATTTATATCAAACGATGTTTTAGCAGAGCTTTTTAAAATGGTTTTAAGTTCTTTCAGAAAGAAAAGAACAAAAACATCAGATCTTATAGACAAAGATACTATGTCTAGAATGAATGAGTTAATAGTCAAAATAACTGAAAAGATATTTGCCGAAAAGACTGATGAGAACTCAATACATGACTACCGAAACTTTATGTTAAATAATAAGATTAAAGCTTCTGTTGATTTGAATGAGGCTCTTAAAGTAAATCATACTGAAGGAGGAAAAACACCAGTTAATATGTTCGTTGGTAGATTTCAACCATTTACATTAGGACATGCAAAGGTATTGGAAACTATACATAAGGAAAATGGGTTCCCTGTTGTTGTATTTTTAGTTAAGGCTAAAGCACAAAAGAAAGGTGATGAATTTAGCAAACCATATGACGAGAAAACACAAATTGAAATGTTCAATAATGTTAAGAAACAATATCAATTCCTAAAAGAAATATATGTTATTCCAACAGGTGGTATTGATACTATGTTTAATGAAATGAGACCTAAATATGAGCCAGTATTATGGGGAACCGGAAGTGATAGAATGATTAGCTATGGATATCAGGTCAATAATGATTCATATAGAGATCAATTAAACGTTAGAGCTGATTTTGGACTTTTTGAAATTCCTAGAACAGATAACGATATTTCTGCAACTGCTGTCAGAAATGCATTATTAGCAGGAGACGAGAAGCTATTTAAAACACTAACACCAAAGGCAATTCACTCAATGTACTTTGAGTTAAAAACAAAGATAGAAGATTCAATGGGTGTTGTCGCAGAATCATTCAACGATATATTAACATTTAGTCAATTTATTAAAAAAGATATATAAATAAATATAAATAATAAGAAATGGAATTTATCATAACAAATTTTAATGATTTCGTAAATGAAGCAATTACACCTGGAGAGAAAAAAGTTGCGGCGTTCGTCACAAAAACCGCAAAAGAATACGGATATTCAGAATCCGATGCTGTATTTTTTATTAAATCAACAATAGAAAAACTAGGATTAGGCGTAGATGAATCTTTAGTAATATATGAATCAATGTCTGATCTTGATTTAATAGCAAAGGAATCAAAAGATTTTAAAGATTTTGCAAAGCAAGCAAAGAAAGAATATCCTCAATTTGCAAAGGGAGATGACAAAGAATTAATACAATGGCTCCAGTCAATATATGATAGTGCAATTGATGAATCTTCAAGTAAATTAATTGACTTTAATTTAAAACCTGGAGTAATTTTAAACTTTAAGGATGGAGAAACATGGAAAGTCACTAAAGTTATTGGAAATGCAAATAACCCAAGAGGAATCTTAGCTACTCCATATGGAGACACTAAAAAACAATACGTTTCAGTTGCAATTGAATTTACAATGGATCAATTAAAATCTGTTGAAGCTTTAGATGAATCTAACGTTAATAAAAACAACAAATTGTCTATTACAAAGACATCTAGAGTAACTGGAGGACATAATCCAACAATCAGATTTGATTTTTCTGATGGTGAGGAATTACAAACAAAAGCAGATGGATATGGTATTGAGAATGAAGATGAGATTTATCAAACTTTAATATCAAAGTGGTTTCAAAATGAATCTGTTGAAGCTTTAGATGAATCTACTCTCTCAATAGAAGTATCTGTAAGAGATGCTAGGAAAGCCAATGAAATTCTTAGAGATAATGGAAACATTAAATATAAGAACGACGGATCCAATGTTTTTATATTCAAAAAGAAATCAAGTTACGAAGATGCTTTAGAAGCTTTTGGCAACTTGGAAATAGAGATTATTGTTGAATCCAACAATACTGAAGGCAAAATCACACTTAAAAGACAATATACTGAAAATCATCCAGCAATTAGAGTAGGTCACCATGCTAAAATCAGAAACAAAGTAATAGAAGCATTAAAGGACGGACAAATTACACAAGAAGAATTCTATACAATACTAAAAGAAATGACATCTGACTCAGCCCGTTGGATGAAAAGAAATTCACATTATTTTAACGTTTCTGAAGATGGAATTACATTATCAAAAACAGGAAGTACTGTTCTCAAGGGCATATTAACTGAAAAAACAACAAAAAATCCTGAAGTATGGGTTCCGGGTGGATTTGACAAAGAAATATCTAAATATCCAAACAAAAAAATAGACATTGGAGTTGTTTCTAAATTAGCTAGAAAATATGAGGTTGATCTAGAAGATGCAATAAAATATGTTGAATATGGATGGGCAATAGACTTACAAGAAAATATAAACAACACAATTATGAAACACGTAAAATTATTTGAAGCATTTGTTAACGAAAAAGCATATAGAATGACAGGACCATACTCTGCAAAGGGTATAGTAGGAAAAGTACTGCAATCTTTTAAAAAACAAATTGAAAGAGTACAATACAATGGAGATGCAGACGATACTCTGAAGGAAGTTAATAAAGAATGGGAAAAGTTCTTTGAATCTGCAACTGATATCATTTTAGAAGAGGTTGAAAAAGCAGTTAAATCGATGGATGGTGTTTTATTCGTAAGTGCAACACTTACAAAAGAATGGACAGCAGATGTTATTAACAAACTTAACAGAGAAGGTAGCGATACTTTACATATTTCACCAGGAGAAATTGTAATTAATGTTGGTTTTATGGATGATGTTAATGCTCAGAAATACTCAAGAAAATTAGGAGGAATGACGAACGCACCAACTGAGAGTAACGGAAGTGTTGATCTTCATGGATCGTTTGACATGTCAGTTGGAGATAACAATGTTGAAATTAGAGCAACTGAAGTTATTCAAATAGACTCAAAATAATATGAAAATCACTAGCAGGAAATTAACAGAAAATGTAACACCAGGCGACATCGGAGGTATGGGAGCTACTTTATTACCTACCGCTACTGAAATTGGATCAGGTGATGTTTTATCAGGACCTGGGAATGCTGAAGAGGAATATAAAAAGAAGCGCAAGAAAATGAAACACTTAAAGACATTTGAATCTTTCATAAATGAAGCATATATTTCACGTATCATCGAAATACATTAAACCACAATTTGAAACTTTAATTAAAAGCTCTGTATAAGTATACAGAGCTTTTTAATTTAACAAGAAATGGAGTATATTTTTAGACGAGACAATTATAATGATTGGTCAAAATCAACAATGATCAAGATAGAGAAGGCTATAGACTCATGTACTACCCTGGATCAACTGAATAGCTCCAAGAGAATGGTTGACAGTTTTATTATAATAACATCGCTCGAGGAAGGTGTTGAAACAGAGGACATCGAGTCACTTGTACGTTTATTTTGGCTACGAATAGACTTAAGGAAAACAATGATAAGAACTCGTTAATAACTTTAACATTTTTTAACATATTTTTGTTTCGGTTTCTATATAAATTGATTATATTTACATATAACAAATTAAACAAAGAAATTATGAGTGATCGAGCAATTGCAATTAAAGTAACTAATGAAGTCTTAGCTAACCTAACACCAGAAAAAGCAAATCAGATATTTTGCGAAGAGTGTGAACTTCAAGTAGATTTCTTAAACACATATATTTGGAGTGAATATAATGTACAGGGATGGTACTATGATGAAAATGATAGTTGCTTCGATCTTATCAGATATCAGTACATAGCCAAAGCAATAGAATTTGCTGCCACTAATAATATACTAGGGCAACAAAAAAACAAAAGCAATATATAACTTATAATACTTAAACATTATTTTATGAATATTTTAGATGAAGCTAGTGGCATAGTTAACAATCGTAACGAAGAACAGGACAGACAATATGGTCCATTTTCTGAAGGGATGGACAGAGCTGCTATGATATTCAAAGGTATGACAGGGTTTGAAGTTACTGGAGAGCATATGTATAAAGCATTAATTGCTCTTAAATTCAGCAGAGAGTCATACAATCACAAGAGAGATAACTTACTTGATGCAGTTGCATATATCCAAGGATTAGACAACTATATCGCTGAAAAACAAAACAATGGTTAATATATATGACGTTGCAGATTCTTTGAAAGGTAAGACTATAGCAATTGACGACGTTGTGACAACGTATAGTTCAAAGAAGGCTAGTCATAAAAGTGCTTGGGCTTATCTTTTAGCAAATCAATTAACATCAATAGGACTTGATGTTAAAGTACTTTCAAAATCAGGGAACATTCACGAATACGATGTATGGCTGGTAGCACTTCCAATGGAATTTCAAGGGTCTTATAATTTATTTGGAGGAGCCACTGATGACCCGGCAGAAAGAATTAAAAGATTTCTTGATTTTAAAGGTGAAATATTCTGCTTGAATCGCGAAATGCCAGATGTTGGTATGTTTGTCCAAAGTCGAATAAAAGCATGTTCAGACTTATGGGCATCTTTAGATGTCGAATCACTTACATCAAGAAGCAAAAACACCCAAACTATCGATCTTTCTTTAAAGTCAAATACATTTGTCTTAGGAGACTCTCACTCTGTTTCAGTCTATCATCCTGGTGCAAACATAAGTAGAAATGATGGTAAAACATTATTCGGAGTTATGAAAGAAGGAATGGAGTCTTATATACCTGAAGGAACAAAGCATCTTATAGTTTATTTTGGAAACATTGATGTTAGGCATCATTTATGTAGACAAGAAAAGCCAGTAGATTCTATTAAAAAATTGGTTATTAATTATTTTGAACATTTGAAATCTCTTAATATTGAAAAAATTTCAGTTGTAAAATTGCTTCCAATAGAATTTGAAGAGCGCAGAATACCTAAGACTGGGTGGCATAAGGGAACTGCCTTTGTAGGTTCTCATAGAGAAAGAACTCAATTGATGGAAATCTTTAATGAAGAGGTTAACAATCTCTCGGCTATATATAATATGAATGTAATCGAATGGCCAAATAACTGGTACATTGAAGATCCAAAGTATTTTGCAGACACTTATATGGAGAAACCTGGTTCAGTTCATTTATCTAGAGAGTTTTATCAATATGACTTAGAGACGTCTAGCCAGAATAAAATATTAAAGAGAACTATCAATAGTCTCTTTTGAAACTTTTTAAATAAATAAAGTATAATAAAAATAAATTAAATTTTAGAAAATGAACAAAATTAAAGTAGGAATTATTGGAACTGGTAATTGCGCCAAGTCTCTGGTCGAAGGTGTACAATATTACACTGAAAATCCAAATGAAGTAACTGGTCTTATGAAAGCAGACATCGGTGGCTATAAGGCTGAGAACATTGAGTTTGTATGTGCCTTTGAAATTGATGAACGGAAAATTAACCAAACTCTAGGACATTCACTAAAACAAAGACCAAATTGCGCATGGGATATCGTTAAAAAAATAACATCAACTGCACCTGTTTATGAAGCTCCGGTAATTGATGGTTATGCAGCACTTATGGACAACTATCCAGAAGAAAATAGATTCTTAGTTGATGAAAAATTAAGAAATTCAACTGATATGAATCGTACTGATTGGACTCAAAAGAAAGCACGAATATGGAAAGATTCAATAATTGCACTTTTAAAAGAACACGAAGTTGAAGTGCTTATAAACTATTTGCCAGTAGGTTCTCAAAAAACTACAGAATTCTGGGCTGAAATTTGCCTTGAGACAGGAATCTCTTTTGTTAATTGTATTCCAGTTTTTATAGCATCTGACCCAGTTTGGGAGCAAAGATTTATTGATGCAGGAATTCCAATAATTGGGGATGACATGAAAAGTGCATACGGAGCCAGCATACTTTCCCAAATGCTACAAGAACTTGCATTTGAAAGAGGACACCACGTAAAATGTCACATTCAAAGAAATGTCGGAGGTAATACTGACTTTTTAAATATGGAAGACAAAACGCGTTTAGCTTCTAAGAAAATATCTAAAGAAAATGTAATCCGATCACAAAACGATATTCGTGGAATTTTAACTGAAAATACATTCTTACATGCAGGTCCTTCAGAATACATCACATTCTACGGTGACAATAAAATTGCTAACTTTCACTTAGAGCTTACAGGATTTGGAGGCGCACCAGTTATTTTTGATGCTCAATTAAGTGTGCAAGATTCACCAAACTCTGCTGGTGTTGTTATTGAAGCTATTAGATATATTAAAGTTGCAAGAGAACTTGGTATTGTTGGCTCACTTCGCGGTCCTTCAGCGTCCACACAGAAAACACCACCTCAACAAATGATGTTTAATGACGCAATTTCTGAATGTAACGCCTTAGCAAATCGAGAACTGACAGCAATTACTAAGAAGCAATTAAAATAAGAATGCTAAATATTTTCAAAAAAACAAAGAAAAGTAATGATGTCTTTGCTTATGATTTTGATGGAGTAGTTTCAATTGGAATTACACCAAGATCCGGCAAGGACATCATTATAACTGGAAGATGTATTGATGAACAAGAATATATTAAGAACATTCTTAAAGAGCTAGGAATTAAATGCAAGGTTTATTTTAACCCAATGACTTTAGCAGAAAGAGGAGACCATACGCTTAAGGCTAGAAGGTTCTCAGGTAATCATAAAGCAAAAACAATAAATCGTTTAAAAAGTGAAGGTATTAATGTTGTTAGATTTTTTGAAGATGATAGTGTACAGCTCGAGTTAATTAAGAAAGCTCACAAAGAGCTCCAAGTAGTTCATATAATTTCATCACTAGTAAAAAAATAAAGTAACAATGTATACAATAGAACAAAAACAAACAAAGGCATTAAAGAAAGAATATTGTAAATACTTAGGTGCGACAGAGGGTGTTGACAAAAGCATGATTAAGGATTGCTTGACACATTATATGATTCCAGAAGTCGACTATACCGATAAAGTATGTCTAGATTTAGGCGGAAATGTAGGAGGATTTACCAAAATTGCCATAGATGGAGGAGCAGCTAAAGTATACACGATAGAATGCGATCCAAGAAATTATGAGAAGATGAAAGCTAGTTTTGCTGACGAACCAAAGGCAAATATAATTCATGCCGCTGTTTCTGGGTCTAACACTGAAACTATTAAGATTTATAAAGGCAATTCTAATAGTTCACATTGTTCAACATCAATCTTAAAAAGAAGCATGTTTAAAGATTATGATGAAGTTCGTAATATACACATCAGGGCCCTATTAAATAAATACAAACCAGATATTATTAAGATTGATATTGAAGGTGCAGAATATGAAATAATCAAGGATGTTGCTGAATATTTCCCAGAAGTTCTTTTTGTAGAATTGCATATGGGAAAGGTAAAAGAATATGCACTTCCAACTATTGAGTTACTAACTTCAATATACCCAAATCATTTAGTTAATAGCTTTGAGGTTTTCAAGAATATCGGAGGCTACGATTGCTGGTTCAAAAAATAATAAAAGACCATGGAAAACTTAATTGAAAGTGCAAACATGACTGTAATTGAAGACATCGGAAGATTCTTTAATAAAGTTAATGAAAGAGCTCTCTATAATATGGGAATCCTGGAAAGCTATGACAACGAGGGCGACGAGGCCCTTGGGGAAACTGTTGAATACTTTCATCCACAAATAACATTAGATGATCGTATGAAATATATCATGGAAAACATAGTAAATGCTCCAATATCAATGGACAATATTATATGCAATACCATTATTTCTCACTTTTATGGAGCTCGTGGAATTCATCAAGTATTGACAAGAGACCCTAACCCTAAAACAGCACTTGTAGATTTTGAAAGACTATTAGTTGACAGAGCATACGAAGATACTATCCGCAAAAACTTAGAAGATGCAGTTTCTTTAGGCTTACCAATATATGGTTCTACCGAGCTTCGAACAAGTCTTTATGGTGCTGCAAACACTTATGTCGCTAACCTTAGGAATCAACCAAGAGACGCACATAAGATAAACATATTATTATGGGTTGCTAGTTTTATACCTAGAGGAATAACAGGAAGTATGTCCAGGGTCAATTCTTTATCTGAGATGTTTAGCATATTAACACAGCTTGAAGGAGTTGGTGATTATTATGGGTACCATTGCTCTACTTCTAACTCAGTTAATCCAAGAATCAATATAGATCATGATGAAAGATTTTGTGTTCCTGGTCCTGGTGCTAGGTTTACATTAGATTTAATGTTTGGAGATACTTGCAGTGTCCCTTATGGAGAAAGAGTTATTTGGTTCCGAGATAATTATAAAGAGTTGATTGGAGAAATTCCATTACATGAATCAACACATAATGTAATTGTAAATGGTAAGAAGATTTTCACACACGAACAAGATGAGCTTAAAACATACGGATGTGAGGTTGGTCTTTGCCAATATGGAGTTTATCACAGGCTTAGAAATAATCCACATCTTATTAGCAGAAGAAAGGTTGCTAGAACTGATGCTGCATTAATGCAATATTTTTTTAATAATAATTTTGAACAAAACCCACTTTTCTAATATAACTAATATATAAAATTAATTATGGCAAATATAGATAATGAATGTAAAGATCTAGAAGTAAAAGACCTTTATAAAGACTCAACAACTCACCTAGCGGACATCATGGAGAACCAAAAGAAAATGCAAGAGCAGACATACGGTTTTAATTTTGAAAACATGAGTATTAGGGAGGTAATGGACTTTTGGCATGTCAATACACATGCTCTTATCGATGAGGTGCATGAAATGACTGATGCACTCGGCGGTATTAAAGATGGTTCTGGAAATGCAGTATGGAAATACTGGAAAAAAGACTTTACAAAGTATGAAACTATGAAGGTTTCAGATCTTTCAGAAGGAGACAAGAAAGAATTATACATGGAATTTGTGGATATAATCCACTTTATGTTTAACTACGCATCTTCAATTGGATTAGACGCACCAACTGTTTTTAATTATTATTTCTCTAAAGCTGAACAGAATAAAAAAAGACAGAAAGACGGTTATTAGATGAATATATATGGTCCAAACAAATCATATAATACACAATAATAACTTACTAAATTCAAATAGATGATTCTTGACATAGAACAAAGAGAAAAAGATGTAATTATTTCATATTACAATACAGAAGGCGAAGTATCATTTAAACAATATCCAGTAGACAAATTTCAAAACTGGTACGTATGCGATGATAAAGATAGAGCGGCTAGTCCAGATTATAAAAACTGGGATGGACGTTCTGTTAAACTAGGAAATGGAAAGAAATTTAACAAGTTTTCAATTCTTTATTTTTTAGATAGTCTTTCAGAAAAGGACAAAGCAGAGTTAACAGCATATAATATGCCTAAAACATACTTTGTCGATATTGAAACAGAAATAGTAGATGGCTTCCCAAAGGCAGAAGAAGCTAAAAGTAGAATATTATCATTTTCAATAATTACACCGGACCGTAAAGCAATAGTACTAGGGCTAGAAGATATTGCCTCTGATAAGATTCAAAAGATACAAGATGATACTAATGAGTATTTTAAAGATTTTGATATGGATTGGGAATTCAAGTACCATAAGTTTAAGTCTGAATATGACATGGTCTCAACATTCTTAATGAAATTCTTACCTAAGTTCCCAATGATGACAGGATGGAACTTCATAAATTATGACTGGCAGTATATTGTCAACCGATGTAAGAGATTACAAATAGACATATCAGAAGTGGGTATGACAAAAACAGTCGATAGTAGAGACACTAGACCACTTCATATTGGAATCTTAGATTACATGCAATTATATGATAAGTATGATAGAAGTGTAAAGGTGAAAGAATCTAATTCACTTGATTTTGTTTCAACACATGTGCTTAAACTTAATAAAATTAAGTTTACAGGTTCATTACAAGATTTATATAGAGACAATTTTGTTAAATATATATACTATAATGTGGTTGACTCAGTATTGGTCTATTACATCGATCAAAAATTAAAATCGATGGAAGTACTTTTAACACTAGCAAACATAACAAACATGCCTTTATATAAAGCAAGTTCACCAGTTGCGGTGACTGAATCTATTATGGCTAGAAAGCTTGCTGAACAAGGAATGCGAATCGGTAGTGAGGAGAAAAATGATAGTCATAAAGATGGGCAATATGCAGGAGCATATGTTAAGGAGCCAATTCTAGGATATTATGAAGGAGTAAGTGCATTCGATTTTGCTTCGCTCTATCCTTCAATTATGCGTCAATTTAATATTTCACCAGATGCTTATATCGAAAAGATCAATCAAAGTGAAATCGATACTAGAAGAAATGATAAAAATGTAATTGTATGCGATAATGGTGTAGTATATAAAACAGAAGATTCTATTCTTAGAAAAATATTAAGTGATCTATACAATAAACGTAAGGATTACAAAAAAACTTCGTATGAATACTACACAAAGGCAGAAAACTTAAAGAAAATAATCAAATAAATAACATAACAACTTAAACATATTACTTAAAATGAAAAAGAATAAAAATATATTTCAAAAAAGAGTAAATATATTGCCATACGAATACCCTTCACTATTAGCATATAAAGACGCAATTAGACATTCATATTGGATCCACACTGAATTCAACTTCACTACTGACATTGATGATTTCAAAACTAAAATCACAAAAGAAGAACGAGAAGTAATAAAAAGATCAATGCTTGCTATTGCACAAATAGAAGTCAATGTAAAAACATTTTGGGCAGACTTATATAAAAGAATGCCAATCACCGAAATAGGAGATGTAGGCATGACATTCGCAGAATCAGAGGTAAGGCATAAAGATGCATATGCGCAGCTTCTTAGAATTTTAGGTCTTGAAGAAGATTTCAAACATGTTATTGAGATCCCCGCGATTAAAGACAGAATTGCATATCTAACCAAGTATCTAGATGGTACTAGAAGTAAGGACAATAAAATGTATACAAAATCTGTATTATTATTTTCATTGTTTATAGAACATGTTAGTTTATTCAGTCAATTTTTAATTATGATGTCTTTCAACAAGGATAAGAATTTATTTAAAGGTATTTCAAATGTAGTTGAAGCAACTAGCAAGGAAGAAGAAATACATGGGAACTTTGGAGCAGAGCTTATCAATATCATAAAGAAAGAAAATCCTGAATGGTTTGATGAAGAGTTCGAGCAATTAATTGATTCAGCATGTAAAAAGGCGTATATTGCCGAGGTTAAAATACTTGATTGGATTTTTGAAAAAGGAGAATTGGATTTTTTATCTAAAGATACAATTAAACAATTTATTCAAAACAGATTTAACAATTCATTAGGTAGAATCGGAATGAAGCCAGTATTCGATGTAGATTTTAATGAAATCGAAAAAACATTATGGTTTGACATTGAAATTCTATCAACAAAAGAGGGAGACTTTTTTTACAAAAAAAGTGTCGATTATAACAAAAAATCAAAGTCAATTACTGAAGATGATTTGTTTTAATTAATGTTCTTTTTTGATAAAAAAAGTCATTATAAGAACTTAATAGATAAAGAAATACTAGAAAATAGAATTAAAAAGTATTCTCTTAGAAATCTTTAAAAAGAAGAAGCTCAAAGACTGAGAGTTAAATTAGCAGTCGCAACTAACCGAAATGGCGGTAAAGTATTTAGAATATGTGACGGTGATAAAAATCCAATGAAAGATCCAGAAAAAGTTAAACAGGTCTCAGGTATTAGAAACCAAACTAAAAAAATAAAATTACAATGAAAAACTTAAAAACATTTGACAATTTCTTAAATGAATCAAATAAAGACAGTTACAAAAATTTACGTAAATTTCTAGAAACTACTCTTACTGATGAAAAAAAAGGTTATTACTGGATATTTACGAATAGTACACTAAAAGGAGATAAACTTTCTGGAAACATAAATGATAATGGTGGTTTAGGGAAATATTCTAGAACAGAAGTAGAAGATGATTTAAAGAATGATAAAAAGGAAGTTGATAAAAAAATTAAATTATTAGAACAAGCAATTAAAGAATTTAATGAAGAAAATAATGTAAATTTAATATTTACTTATAAATTAAATAATCCTAAAATCACAACCAATACATGGCAAGGCTCTGTTGTATATGATTCAGAAAATCTAGTAGCAAGTGTAATAATAACTCAAAATTAAAAACAAAAACAACATGAATTACGAGAAAAATTACTGGCTTAATGCTGACAGTAGAACATTCCTCTCTCGAGGTTATATTGAAGAATCGCCAGAACAAAGAATTAAAGATGTCGCAAACACAGCAGAAAGATATTTAAAGATAGAAGGCTTCGCAAAGAAGTTTGAAGATTATATGACTAGAGGTTTTTATAGCTTGTCAACTCCAGTTTGGATTAACTTCGGAAAAGATAAAGGATTACCAGTTAGTTGTTATGGATCAAACGTAGACGATACTTTAGATAGTATTTTAAACGGATCTAGAGAAATTGGAATGATGTCAAAATACGGAGGTGGAACTTCTGTATATTTAGGAAACATTAGAGCAAGAGGAACTACAATTTCAACTGGCGGAACAGCAGACGGACCAGTCCATTATGCTAGAATGTATGACACAACAGTTGATGTATGTAAACAATCAGAAGCAAGGAGAGGTGCATGTGCAGCTTGGTTACCAATAGAACACACTGATATTTTAGAGTTCTTAGATATTGGTAGTGAAGGTAATCCTATTCAAAACTTACAATTCGGAGTTACTGTTGGTGATGCATGGATTGCAGAGATGAAGGCAGGAGATTCTGATAAGCGTAAAATATGGGCAAAGATTATTCAAAAGAGAAACGAATTTGGCTTTCCTTATATTATGTTTAAAGATAATTCAAACAACAATTCACCTTATAAAGATTTAGGTCTTGAAATCACAGCTTCAAATTTATGTTCTGAGATTCAGTTACCAACAGATTCTTTTAATTCATTCGTATGTTGTTTGGGTTCTATTAATATTTTACATTGGGATGAAATCAAAGACACTGACGCAATTGAAACTTATACATTATTCTTAAATGCAGTAATGGATGAATTCGTTAAGAAATCTACAAATATGCCAGGCATGGCAAGAGCACATCGTTTTGCTGAACAACACAGAGCATTGGGATTAGGCGTTCTTGGGTATCACTCATTATTTCAATCTAAATTAATTACATTTGATTCTCTTCAAGCAAAAGGATTAAACCATGATATATTTAGTACATTAAAAGAAAGAAGTGAAAAAGCATCTAAATGGTTACATGACGAAAGAGGTTATAGATCAATTAGACCAGGATTTGCAAACACAACATTACTTGCAGTTGCTCCAACAAAATCAAGTTCTTTTATACTAGGACAGGTTTCTATGGGTATTGAACCAATCAAATCTAATTATTTTATTAAAGATTTGGCAAAGTCAAAGACTATTTATAAAAATCCATACCTTATTAGAGAATTGATAAAGTATGACTTAAATACAGTAGATGTTTGGGAAGGAATTCTTAAAAGAGACGGAAGCGTTCAGCATTTGGATTTCCCAACTAAAGAAGTTTTTAAATCATTTGTTGAAATCTCTCCAAAGGAAATAGTATTGCAAGCTGCACAAAGACAGAAATTCATCGATCAATCGCAGTCATTAAATTTAATGATACATCCAAGCGTTTCTGCAAAAGATATAAATACATTGTATCTTTATGCTCATGAAGAAGGTGTTAAGACACTTTATTATCAATTTAGTCAAAGTTCGGCTCAGTCCTTTGCTAGGGATATTTTAGATTGCGCAAGCTGTGAATCATAGAAAAACGGCAACTTGAAATATAGTTGCATTTTAGGACCGTGTTAGTTCACGGAAAGTAAAGCAGGGAATTCGCTACTCCCTGCTTTTTTGTCTAAAAATAATGATATATACAAATATAAACAAATATAAACAAAACAATTATGAAACACTTTAAATTATATAATGAATTTCTAAACGAAGCAATATCTGTTAAATATAAAAGGGATTCTAAAAAAGTAGTTACAGTTTACAATAATTTATTCTCTAAGAAATTAACCGATTTAGGTGCAATGACACAAGAAGGTAAATTAGGTTGTATTAAATACCTATTCGAATTAGCAATGGAAGACGCAAACTTTTCAAGAGAAGGTTTCAAGATCTCAAAAAACATTAAAGGTTCAATTGGTACCTTTGAAATTAAAATGCCAGGTTTAGGAAACTATTTCATTAAAATCGGAGCAACTACAACCAAGAAAATATTAGATCTATACTATAGTGATATCGCATCAGCAGCTAATTATTCTGGAATTGGAATTGTTGAAGGTACTGCGCTTTATTTAGAAAGTATCAAAGAAGAAGCAGCAGGCCAAGCGCTTTTAAACGAGTTTAATATGGCGTTTGAGGGTAACGAAGCGATAACTGAATCTACCGTAAAATTTAATAACAAAAAAGTAAATATTAAATCTATAGAATTGAATGGTATAGATACTAATGATTACCCTGATTTTGCTGATGCATATGCTGAATACGCTGAATATTCTAATGGTAAAGAATTAACTGACGCTGAACTAGACGATTTTAACGACCAACATCCTGATATTATTCAAGAACTAGCGCTAGACTCATTCCAATAAATATCTTAAATACTTATTTTAAAACCTTACATTTATGTAGGGTTTTTTTATGTGAAACAAAACCAAAAAACCTAATATAATACTTAAATAATTAAATAGATAACATGAAAATTAGCATTGACAAAGTAGACCAAAACAATTTCATCGGTTTTGTAAACCGCTTAAAGGTTATAGATACCTTTATTTACTTTAAAATTAAAGATGGCGTAATTCAAGCCTCCGCATATCTTCCACAGAGAGATGCTGTAAAACACCACAGAGTACCTGTAGGACAAGTATTTCAAATGGAGGATGACGCCATTAATACTACAAAGGAATTAAAGATTGCATTTTTCGATGCATCTCGATTAATTGACGCGTTTAAACAATTTGAATTTGGAAACATCCAAGCTGAGATTGAATTCATTGAAAATGAAGATGATTTTGTAGCTACTGAGTTCCGTATCTTTAACAATGAATTAGAGATTACATTAGCATGTTCAGAACCGTCACTTGGGTATAAAGACCTTACAGATTCTCAAATCCAAGTCATTTTTAATATTGACGAAGCAAACTATGTATTTGATATGGACTATACTGCAACTTCAAAGGTTCGTTCTCTATTCGGATTGGACAAAGAAGAAACATTTACAATCACGACAAATAAAGACGGTGTACGAATGAAAGGTAAAACTTACAATTACTTAGTAACTGACGGATTCGAAGGAACAAACCCAAGTGATGTTACACTTTTCAAGAAATATTTGAATCTTTTAGACAAAGAAGATTATTCAGCAAACGTAATGAACAATAGAGTTGTACTACGATCAAAGGATTCAGAAACTCTTTTAACAATCGCAACCTGTCAAACTGCTGAATAATTATATATGACAATTGACGAATTAATACTAAAACCAGAAGAGGATCTATCAAGCGAAGAGATTAAAATATTGGTTGAACATTATTCAATGATGTCAGCTAAATATACAGCATACGAACAGGCTGTTAAGGTGATGCTTAGCTCTATTTATGGTGCATTTGGTAATAAATGGTTTCACTTTTTTAACATAGACATCGCAGAATCGATTACATTACAAGGTCAATCTACGATTCTATATTCTGAAAAGATTCTTAACAAATACTTTCATGAGTTTTGGCTTAAAGATAGGCAAGTTCATTCCCATTTTAATATCTCTATTAGAAATAAATTAGTAAGACCATCTGTTGTTTATATCGACACTGATTCCGCATATGTGCAATTCGAAGAAATGTATGAATCTATCGAGTGGAATGGTGATTCAATGTCAATTGACAAGTTTATTATGGAGTTGTATAACTTTAGACTTAAAGATTATATTTTTAAGTGTATGGAAAAGTATTCTGAAGCAACGAATACTGAAAACTTTCTTGTATTTGAATTAGAAACAATAGCATACTCTGGGATATGGTTAGCTAAGAAAAAATATCTACAGAACATATCATGGGAAGACAGACTCGATATTAATGATAGATACCCTTCGCTCAAAAAGATAAAAACAATAGGATTTGATACTATTCAAAGTTCAACACCTGCTCTTGCAAGAAAGCAATTAACTGAGATTATTAAATTGATTCTTTCTGAAAAACCTACAGCTTCTTTGCTAAAAAAGTTAGTAGATTATTTAAAACTATGTAAGAAGGAGTTTCAATTAGCTAGCGTTGATGAAATTTGTTTTAATAAAAGAACTAATAACATTGAAAAATACATAATAGATGACACTATCGAATTTCAGTACGGTTTAAAATGTCCTCCAAATGTCAAGGCTGCAGGATTTTATAACTTCTTAATGAATAAAAACCCAAAGTTAAAAAATAAATACAAAATGATCGGCAATGGTGAGAAGTTAAAAATATATCAATGTAAACATACAACATGTGAGATATTTGCGTATCTACCCGGAGCGCATCCGTATGAAATTGCACCTAAAGTTGATTATGAACTACAATTTGAGAAAAGTGTTATAGATCCATTAAATAGAGTGCTTACCGCAGTTGGGTTACACACTCTAAATAGAAACTTAATATACTCAACATCATTATTTTAAAATTATGAAAATAGATATGAACAACCTCAGTGAAGAACAAAATACATTTGTTCAAAGTTACCGAAGAATCAATGAAAGACTTGAAACTCTTCAGAAACAAATGACTATAGTTCAACAAGAAACCCAAGTACTTTTATTAGAACTTGAGGATTTACGAAACTTAGAAAGAACTGCAGAAACAAAAATAAAAAAACTTTAAAATGGCAAAGACTAAATTCACATTCGCAGACTTAAACGCAGAATTAGCAGAATTAAATCCGCTAGGATCTGTAATGGATCAATCGAACTTTTCAGAAGTAACTGAATGGATTCATACTGGAAACTATCACCTAAATGCATGTCTGTCTGGTACTGTTTTTGGAGGATGGCCAAATAATAGATCATGTTCTATTGCAGGACCATCAGGCACAGGAAAAACATTCCTTACATTAAACTCAGTTCGCGAAGCAATTAATATGGGGTACTATGTTATCTATTATGATTCAGAAGCTGCTGTAGATAAAGACCAAATGAAAAAGTTCGGTATTGATATTAGTAAAGTAAATTATCAGCCAGTAAATACAGTACAGGCATTTAGAACTTCAATCACTACAATTACTCAAAAAATGCAAGAGGTTAAAAGAAAGGGTGGAGACGTACAAAAAATAATGATTATTCTTGATTCAGCAGGTAACCTTGCAACTGCAAAGGAAATAGATGATGCAACAAGCGGAAGTGAAAAGGCGGATATGACTAGATCTAAGATTTTAAAATCTATTTTTAGAATTATAATGACTCCACTTGCTGATTTAAAAATTCCATTTTTATTCACTAACCACACGTATCAAACACAAGACTTTATTTCAAGACAAGTCGCTGGCGGAGGTACAGGTCCGGAATATGCCGCGTCTATTGTTCTTATGTTAACTAAAGCCCAATTGAAAGATGGTACCGAAAAGGTTGGCATTATCGTAACTGCAAAACCAGATAAAAATAGATTTGCGAAGCCGCATCCTATTAAGTTTCATTTAGATTTTACTAAAGGTATGAATCCTTATGTTGGTTTAGAGCAATATGCAACTTGGGATATTTGTGGAATTACAAGAGGCTCTATAGAAAAAGGAGTTAAAACACCAAAGGCAACAGCACGTGGATGGATTTGTAAGCATTTAGACGAAGTAGTTACTAACTCCGAATTTTTTAGCGAAAAGGTATTTACAAAGGAGATCTTAGAAAAAATAAATATTCATATTAAGCCTATTTTCAATTACAATACTGAGAGTGATAATATTGATAATGAGATTGGCGAACTTTTAAATAATGACTTAATTGTAGAATAGTATGGAAGTTAATCTTACACTATTAAACGAAGACAAACTACCAATAAAATATATATTAGGTATTCAAGAGTCACTTGAGAAATTTCCAGATGCATTCGATATTATCCATATATATGTTATTGAAACTCTTAGAAATGTCACTAGACCGCGCAACAACTTCACAAAGCATTCTTTAATGAAGTATCATTCATGTGGAAACGTTGATAATGCAGAAAAAGGACTTGAGAACGCTATACAATTAGGGTTAATAGAACAAACACATTTTGAAAATGGCAAGGAAGCCTATAAAATATTAATAAATCCATTCCAATGATAACAGTATTTGATGATTTTATTAAAGACGAAAGCTTATTAGATGAGATAGCTAATGATGAAACATTTTATCAAGACCCTGGGGTATATTACTACTGGAAGGGATGGTGGAATGGTGAGAAACCCGAAGCAAACACAACCAAGCGAAAGATTATTGAGTATATCTGGAAGTACAATGCTCCTTTAAGAGAGATGTATACTGTCAATGGCTTTGAATATTGGACAGGTGTTCAAGAAGCAGATCCTAATGGCCGTTTTAGAAACTACTTAGAGATGCATTATGATGACGACATATCATATCGAAAGGCAACCGGCAATAGAATGTCACCATCAATAGGATGTATTTATTACCCTGTTGGATCTGATTTCACTGGAGGTGCTCTAGAGGTATATACTGATGGTGAGGACATGAAACCAGATGTTATTTTATGCAGACCTAATAGATTAATTATATTTAATGCTGGACAAGTTCCGCACAAAGTAGCTAACGTTTTAACAGGTACTAGAAGAGCTTTAGCTATTAATTTATGGGATATAGAACCATACTCTAGCTCTGAAGGTATTTTTAAGGTAGAACCTTAATGAAACTTTATCACTTTTATCTTATAATTAAAAACAAAAATAAATGAAATTCGGACAAGATTTTGAAAAAATATTCTTTAAGTTATCTTTAGCAAAACCAAAATATCTAGATAAAATTCACAAAGGCTTTTATACTTCAGATGAAATTGATACGATGCATTTTTTAGCTACTAAATTTTATGAGAAGTTTCACGAGTCTCCGAAGGCTGATCAGATGAAAATCTTAGTTAAGAGCCCGAAGTTTAAAGGAAAGGTAGAAGACTCTATCATTGAATTAGTTTACAACACTGATTTAACACAATATGACGAAGAGTGGCTAGTATCAACAGCAGAGGCATGGATAAAATGGAGAACATTCGATACAACACTTATTGATACTATTGAATATATTAAGACAACTGAAGTTACTCCTGAGAATGCTGATTCAATCATATCTAAAGTAAAGAGTTTAATTAATGATAGAAACTCTATTGTATTTAACTCAGATATTGGGTTAGATTTCTTTAATGCAGATGACCATGGAACTGAAGGTAGAGTAAAGGTATCTAGTGGTTATTCGTTTTTGGACAGATTATTAGAAGGTGGTTATGATAAGGATGGTTCACTCGTAGTGTTCGTTGGTGAAGCCAACATTGGAAAGTCGATTTTTCTAGCAAATGATGCTGCTAATTTTGTAAAAAGAGGAGTAAATACTGTTTTTGTATCAGCAGAGATGGCTGAGCATAAGGTTCTTAAAAGAATAGGATCCAACCTATTGACAATACCTATGAATGAATATGATGTTAAGGTAAGGAACAAGGATTTAATTAAAAGAAAGCTTGAAAACGTAGGAGATGGTTTAACACCCCCTGGTCAATTGTTTATTAAGCAATTCCCGACATCACAAGCTACTGTTCCTGACGTAGAGGCTTATTTAAAACAAATAGAAGAAGAGAGAAAAATTAAATTAGGGTGTATAGTTATTGATTATATTAATATTCTATCAAACTACAGAAATCCAAACTCCGAAAATACTTATATGAAAATTAAACAAATCGCTGAGGATTTAAGAGCAATGGGAGTTAGAAATGGTTGGTTGATAGTCACCGCAACACAAATCAATAGAAATAATTATAACTCAAGTGACATTGGAATGGGAGACGTTGCAGAATCCGCAGGTCTTTCACATACTGCAGACTTAATGCTTGGAATTATTCAAGATGACATGATGAGAGCTAGTAGCGAATATTGGCTTAAAGTTTTAAAAATAAGAGACGGTGAAGGTAAGGGAGTTAAATGTCGACTAGATATTAACTATCAATATATGCGACTTACAGAAACCGATGATGTTACAAATTCAAATATACACAATTTATAATGAGAACACATAGAGATAAAATATTCAACAATACATTTGAAGAGAGCGGATTCGAAATGGACCCTTCATTTTCATTTGATATAGCTCCAAGTTACATAGATAACAGGGACGAAGAAGATAAAATTGAAACTAAAATAATTGTTTCAAAAATTCATGAATTGATAGAAAATTCAAGATTTAAAAAATTCAATAATATTAATGAATTCAATCAAACTACTAAATTAAAGAAAATAGAAATCAATGAAATCTATGAGTATATTTCAGACGAGTTAAGAACAAGTCACTCAATAATTGAAGTGTATTCTGAGCTGTGTGATTACTTTAATATAAATCCAACAAAATTCTATCAATCATTAGGAAATAAATTTAAGGAAGAATTAATAGAGGTACTTGATAGAAAAACAAACGTGCTAAAGAAAAAGAATATAAATAGATTATTCTAAAATATGATCGAGCAAACTACACTAGATAAACCTGTAAAAAGGATTTGGATTCTCGGAGACATGCACCTTGGTGTTCGTTCAAGTTCATTAGAATGGTTGGACATGCAAAGAGATTTCTATGACAATCAATTCATACCAACAGTTATTGAAAACTATAAAGACGGAGACATTTTAGTTCAAGTCGGAGATATTTTTGATAATAGACAGAGTGTCAATATAAAGGTCTTACATTATGCAATTGATCTTTTTGAAAGACTAGGAGCTATCCTACCAACATATGCAATAGCAGGCAACCATGATATTTGGGCAAAGAAAAGCAATGAAGTAAGTTCTATCGACGCATTGAAATGGATCCCAAACGTATCAATTTACAAAGAGCCAGAAGAATTTACTTGGGGAGGCAAGAAGGTTTTGTTAATGCCATGGAGAAGAGACATGGACCATGAGCTTGAAACACTTGAAAAATTTCCACATTCAGAAATAGTTTTCTGTCACTCTGAGGTTAGAGGCATTAAATTAAACAAGAAGGTTGATAACTTCCATGGTGTTGAATCATCATCATATGACCGGTTTGACGCAGTTTATTCAGGACATATACATTACCGCCAAAGAAAGGGAAAGCTTAGAATGGTAGGTACTCCTTATGAGTTGACCAGATCGGACATTGACAATACCAAAGGGTTTGACCTGGTTGATTTAGAAGACATGCAGGAAACTTTCTTTGAAAATTCAATATCACCAAAGTTTGTGAAATTCTATTTAACCCAGTTGTACAACGTACCTCTAAGTGAATTTAAAGACGCTATAAGAAACAACTATGTTGACTTATATGTTCCTTCAAATGTTGCAGCTACTTCAGCACTTTCCAGACTTATTAATAAGGTACAAAAGATTAGCAGAAAAATAGAACCAAACATATACGAACAAGATACTTTTTTAGATGAAGATATGTATGATATGGATCAGATCGAGGATCTCTATAAGAATTATAATATTTTGCACCTTTGCAATATTTATGTTGATAGTTTAAGCCATGACGATATTACTAAAGATAATATCAAGGAAAGATTAAAGAAACTTCATGATTTCCATACATATAATAACCAAACTGATTAAATATGAAAATTCAAAGTATTGAACTAAAAAATATTGCATCATACGGAAATAAGATTCAGAAGATAGAATTCGAAGAAGATAAATCTGAGCTATTTTTAACGTTAGGTAAGAACGGAGAGGGTAAAACAACTATTGCTAACGCGATAGTTTTTGCTTTATATGGTAAAGTGGAAGGTGTTAAGTTGTCAGATCTTCCGAACAGGATAAATAAAGAATTGTGGGTAAGAATCAGACTACAATGCAAAACAACAGATATTGTTATTGAACGAGGTTTAATGCCTAATGTTTTTAAGGTTGAATTGAATGGTATTGAGTTTGATAAGGCTGGTAAAAGATCAGTTCAAGATTATTTAGAAGAGGAAATATTTGGAATTCCATACCATGTCTTTAAGAACATTATAATATTGTCAGTAAATGACTTTAAGTCTTTCTTGACTATGAGCAACGGTGACAAAAGACAAATAATCGATAAGATGTTCGGGTTTTCAATTCTTAATGAAATGCAAAACGCAATCAAAGATGAACGAAAACTCCTTAAAGTAGATATTGATTCATTTTCTAGAGAACTAAGTCAGATTAATGAAAACATAACATCGGTTAAAGAAAAATTAGAGCAATTGTTGGTAGAAAGCCAAGAAAAAGACAAACAAAAAATACAAGAGCTTAAAGAATCTTTAATAAAATATGATGATAACAAAAATAAGTTAGAGGAGGCTCAGAATAAAATAGCAGAGGGTCTAGGTAATTTTACATTAGAACTACAAACAAAACAAAATAACGAGTCTGATTTAAAATATAAAATAACAGAACTTAAAAATAAATTAGGACTTTATGAAAACAATGAATGCCCTATATGTGAAGGTACATTAATTGGAGATTTCCATGTTGCAAGAAAGACTGAATTTGAAAATGAAATCAAAGAGATCCCTAAAAGACTAGAATCAGCAACTAACGAAGTTAGCATAATTAAGAATAGTATATTAGACCTACGTTTAAAAGACAGAGCTGTTCAGGATAAGGTTTCAACATTAAACACAAACATTAGAAGCTTAAAGACCGAACTTATAAAAATAAAAGAATCTATTAAAGGTAGCACCGATTTTTCTCATCTAGAACAAATAATTTCAGACTTTGAACAGCAAGAATTGGATAAAGGGTCTTTGAAGGACGTAAAGTCAATAGACTTTGGATTTCTTGAAATGGTTGAAGAGGTTTTAGGGGAAGATGGAGTTAAAAATCTAGCTATAAAAACTATTTTACCAGGATTGAACGCGAACATATCAGCAATGGTACAAACAATGCATTTGCACTTCCACATTAGATTTGATGAGAAGTTCAATTGTATAATTAATCATTTAGGCGAAGAAATCAACCCGTTAACACTTTCAACAGGAGAACGTAAAAAGGCAGACTTCATAATTATCATTGCAATCATTAAGATTCTTAAGTTAAGATTCCCTCAATTAAATCTGCTATTCTTAGATGAATTACTAAGCTCAGTCGATGCTGATGGGATTCATAACATTCTTAAGATTTTAAGCAATGTAATTAAAGAAAACAAAATTAATACATTCATAATAAATCATTCAATATTACCTAGAGAACTCTTTGACAAAGAGGTTCAAATCTACAGGGAGAATGGCTTCTCTAAATTCGATGTTATTAAAATAGAATAAAGATATATAATAGGTAATGTTAAGCAATGTCATTTCGACAACTGTAATAAAATACTAATATATAAACAAAATAATAAATAAGTAATATGTCTAGCTATAACCAACGCTTTAATCCCGACGACAGTGTAATTAGGCATCTTATAATAGGCTTCTTGGCAGATCTTAACAATAAGGTATATTTTCACAGACAAATATCCGATAGTGAACGTGTTAGAGTTGATGTTCCTTTCTATTATTCAATAACAGGTGATGACCAATACTTAAGAGACCAATTCCTATTTACAACAGCAAGCGGTCCAAGTTGCAACCCAGATGTTAGTTTTGCTGATGGGAATTATGACACAATACCACGAGGGGTAGCTAATCTTTCTTCAGTTACAATAGACTCATCAAAGCTTGTAAATAAAAGAACAGTAGGAAGCTATACTAAAATGAATGATCTAGGCGCTATGGAGGGGTATACTGCTGAATTCGATATGATTCCAATAACACTAGGATTTAATATTGTCATTTTGGTTTCCTCAATGTTGGATTCTTTTAAAATAACAGAGTCTATTATTAAAAGGCTATATAAATCAAATTATTTTAACATAGAGGCTGGGCACCTAAACGAAGGTACTTATAGAATAGCATCTTATTATGCATTTCCAGAAGATTACACTCAAGAAAGACCACTTGAATATACATTTGAAGACAAAGAAGAGTATAAAATAACATTTTCTTTAGAGATAAATTCTTTCATTCCAGCATTTAATTGGGGTAATGAGCAGTCAGCAGCAATTCCACCAGGATCAACAGAACAATTCATTGGAAATAGAATGTTTGAGATTAAAACTAATTTGAATACTACACAAATACCTGATCAACAGAACATAAGAATAATTGATGAGACAGACATCGATAACAGGTAGTATTTTTAAAAGGATATATAATAAAATAAATAAACTAAAATAATATGATAACTAATATTCTAGCACCATTCATTAAGGTAGATGAATCATTCCAATTTTATATAAATGGAAGAATTTTTGAAATGAATGACATTGAGATTAATGAAGTTGAAGGAACTAATAATCCAACACTAATAAATGCTATCAACGCATTTGAATCATTTGAATTTTCAAATGATTCAATCAAATGGTTTCACGGACCAATTAAATTCATGTACACACTATCCGAAGGTAAATTCCAACACAACAACTCGTTAATAGAAGGAAATACATTCTCAGATCATGTATTGGCTGCAGGTATGGTTAGATACAATGAAAAGCCTATGGCTGAATTATTTGAATCTCTTCCAACTCTTTTAGAAAACTATGTAAATTTAGATTTTGCTGCAACATTCGAAGGAAACAACACAATTGTTAGTTTATTCAAATTGAATGAAGATGTTTATATTGCTCGCACTAATAAGGTAAATAAAATCTCTAAGTTCTTTAAAGCTAACAATGCTAGCGAAGCAGCATCATATGTTACTAATGAAACTGGAGAATCTGCTCTTTTATTCTTAAAAGAAATGGTTGAAGGTCAATCTTTAAAATTAGCAGAGATAGAAGCTTCAGTGATTACTAATGAAACTATGATTGCTTTCTTAAAGGATCAAAAGGGATTGTTAGCATCTACTGATAGAAATGATGACGCTATTAAAGAAGCAGAAGCTTTAATTAACAGTGAAATTAAGATGTTTGAGGACAAGATTACTGCATTATATCTATAAAACATATAATTATTAAAGGGAAGGGTCGCTATGTGACCCTTTCATTGTTTTAATTACAAGTGAAACAAAATCAATGTATATCTATATAATTTAATATAAATTTAAGAAACGAAGTAGCCATGGCTAAGACTAAAAATTATTTAAACAACAAGGATCTCCATAACGCAATGTGTGAATCTAAAGAGCTTGACAAATTAACACCAACTGCAGAGAAAATGCTTATATTATTAGCTGAAAGAGCAATTAACAGAATGTTCTATGTTAACAGTGATGATAGACAAGATTGTCTTCAATTTGCAATGCTAGATCTTTTAAAATATTGGAGAGGTTTTAACCCTATATACCCGAATGCATTTGCATACTTTACAGAAATTGCAAAGCGAGGATACGCTAAGGGATGGAACAAAATACACCCTCAAAAATACAAAGGAACAATATCAATGAACAGGTCTTCAAGTGAAAATGACAATGCCGGAATATATTCTATCTAATGTCTATTAAAAATCTTAAACCTTCCAAGAACTCAGGATTTAGCCAAGGATATTACAATCCAAAAAATCCTGAAAAGTATGCTGGGCAAATGCCTATAATATATAGAAGTTCATGGGAGTTTAAGTTTATGATATGGTGCGACATGAATGATAAAGTATTAATATGGTCAAGCGAACCTGTTGAAATTAAATACTGGTCAAGACAGGTAAACAAGCAAAGAACATACCACCCCGACTTTTATTTTAAGATTTTAAAACAGGATGGCTCAAGCGAAGAGTTTCTTGCAGAAATAAAGCCAAAGGCTCAGATTCAAAAACCAACAATTCCAACTAAAATGTCTAAGAAAGCTATTAACTCCTATAAGTTTCTTGCTGAACAATATATTAAGAATATGGACAAGTACAATGCTGCTAAAGAATATGCAGATAATAGATGCTGGAGATTCATAGTCTTAACCGAAGATACGATATTAAACGGGTTACTCTAAAATAGGAATATATAATAATATGAAAACCGCTATATATTGAATTACAAATGGGCTACATTAAAAAGAGAATCGCAGAGTTAATCAAAGAACATGGCGGAAAGATAAAAGCATCAAGGGCGTCTATTAAATGGTTTCAAGACGGAATTAAATCTAAACAAGTAAACGAAGCACAGGAAACTAGAAATAGATTCGAACCTGGAAAAATATATGTGTTTGAATATAAACCAAAGTACAAAAAAGAACTTCCATGGTTTGATCTACACCCGGTAGTACTTGCAATAGAGCAAGATGGCGCTAATGATTTTGGAATAAACTTAAATCTTTTACCACTACCTTTCAAGGAAAAATTACTAGATGAACTATACACTAAATTGAAAGGTTCTATTACAAGTTCAGAAAAAGAAAAATCAAATGCATTAAAGGAAAGGCCTCTTAAAATTGACTTTAAAACAATAAAAGATTATTTAAAAAAGAATGGATATGATTTTGCACTTAGGCAATACATACCATCAAGAAAAAGAAAACAATCAGTCGTAAGTTACTCAAAATGGCCAGACATAGCCCTATGCGACTTTATAGAATTAAAAGGCATTAACGTTATGCAATTAAGATTACTGTTTAACGACTATTTTAAAAAGAATATATAACTAAAATTAATATTATAATATAATGGCAGGATTTGTTGAACGAAATGGACCATTGAGCACTGGAAAAAAACCATTCGTACTTAGTGATACTCTGAAGAAACTATCTTCATTTGGCATGTACTATGACGATTTAGTACTTAGGCAATCACAGGCAATTGGGCCAATGGAAGACGCTTTCGGGTATGGTCAAATGAACCCGATGGGATTAGACAGTGATGACATGTACGGCGCTTTTGCAGCTCTATCAATGGCTGATACAACGATGCGTAAGAACATTCCATTTTTTGACCAGCAATATAAAGGTAAAAGAGATGAACTTAGAAGCTTTGCACAACATGACGAGATAGAAGACATATTAGATATTTTATGTGATGAATCTATTGTGTTTGACAATAAAAACTTCGTAGCTAACCCTGAAATAATAGGGATGGAAGTCTCAGAAGATGTTCAGAAATATCTTAACAAAGCATATCGCGATATTTATCAATACTTTGGTTTCAATATGGACCAATCTATATGGTACTTCTACAGAAAATGGCTAATAGACGGTTATTTATCTTTTGAGATTATTTATAATCCTGAAATGACAGAGATTATAGGATTTAAAGAAATTGATCCAATCACATTAGTACCTGGATATAATCATGAAGATGGTAAAAAAGTATGGATCCAATTCAAAGATGATCCAATGAAGGAACGAAAGTTATATGATTCTCAAATTGTATACATATCATACTCTTCAATAACGACAGCGTCTAGGGTTTCTTACATTGAAAGACTAGTACGATCGTTTAACTTGATGAGAATCATGGAACATACTAGAGTTATTTGGGCGGTTACAAACTCTTCATATAGAATGAAATTTATTATCCCAGTCGGTGGTAAATCTAAAACAAGAGCAAAACAATCGCTTTCTCAATTAATGAGTAACTATAAAGAAGTGGTTGATTTTGATTGGGACAGTGCTTCTCTTACAACTAACGGCAAACCAATGTTACAATTTAATAAAGAATATTGGTTACCTAGCAAGGACGGGGAACAACCTGAGATTGAAACTCTAGGTGGTGATGGACCAGAATTATCTGACACAGAAGCTTTAAAATATTTCTCAGATAAACTTAAAGCAGTTTCTAAAATTCCATACTCTAGATTTATGTATGAAGACGGTGGAGGTGACTTCGCAATGGAAGCAGACGGAATGATAAGAGACGAGATTAAATTCGCTAAGTTTATTAAACGATTAAGAAGTTCATTCCAAGAAATATTAGTTAAGCCATTATGGCTTCAAATGTGTCTTAAGTTTCCTGAATTTAAAGAAGATGCAGGGTTTAGAACTCAAATAGCACTTCAATTTAATGAAGAAAACATGTTTGCTGAATTAAAGCAAATGGAAATTATGACAAAGAGACTTGATTTTATAGGCACTATGAAAGATTCATTAGTTAAGACAGATCCTGTTACAATGGAAGAGTCTCCATATTTCGACATGGAATTCTTAGTTGATAGATACCTTAAACTTTCACCAGACGATAAAGCAGCAAATGAGGCATATAAGGCGAGAACTGCAGCCAAGTTAGCTGCAGAACCTGAGGCAGAAGACCCAATGTACCCAATGTAATTAAATAAAATATAAAATAAAGATGAGAATAATTAAAACATTTAACGAATTCACAGGTTCAATGTATGAAGATGCTATTGATGCAGGTGAAGATTCAAAAGTAGTTATTGATGATATTACACTAGATTCAGGAAAAGAAATAAAATCAACTGAAATTTTAGGAGTTATTTTATCTTCAAAAAGTGAAAAGGAATTTAAAGAATATTTCTATAAAGAGTATGGAAACACCGGGTTTACTGAAGAAGATATGTTTACTTTAGTTAAGTTTTATAGTGAGCATAGTGAAGAAGAAGCTGAAGCAGAAAAAGAAGCAGAAAAAGAATCTGATGGCGGGGCTGAAGAAGATCCATTAGCAGGTATGTAATATTCAAAAATTCTATAAATTTAAAAGGATATATAATAGAAATATAATAAAATAACAATTATGACTAACAACTTACTGATCCTAGAAAGGTCATCTACGGAATTAGAGTTTAAAAAAGATGGTGGAACTTATGTTCTTGAGGGTATTTTTGGAGAAATCGATAAGAAGAATCGTAATAATCGAATATACACAGAATCAGAATATTTACCGCAAATCGAAGCTCTTCAGGCTAAAATTAAGTCATCAAAACTTTTAGGTGAATTAGATCACCCACAGACGTTTGATGTTTCTTTAAAAAATGTATCACATATTATTGAAGAATTAGCATACGACAGCGTTACCAAACAGGTTAAAGGAAGAATAAGGTTATTAGATACAGATGCTGGAAGACAAGCAAAAGCACTTGTTGACGCCGGAGTTCCTTTACAAATTTCAAGCAGAGCAGCAGGTGCTGTAGAATCTAATGGTACTGTAAAGATCAAGCAATTATTTACATATGATTTAGTAGCAGATCCAGGATTTGAAAATGCTGAATTGAAACGAGTTAATGAGGCATATGGCTTTGTTAACGAAGGAAATGACCTATTTATTTACGAGATAAATAATATAGATGAAAATGAAAAACAAACAATCGAAAATATAAACGAAACAAAAATGGCAGAGTCTAAATTTATTACGGTTGAGGATTTTAACAAGTACTCCAAGTATCTTTCTGAAGAAATCAAATCCATTAAAGATGGTATGAACACTTTAACTGAAGATGAGTCAACTGATTCTCAATTAGAAACACTAAAACAATATGCAGATTATTTAGCTAAGCGCTTAGATGAATCTATAGCCTATACCGAACATGTTGCTGAAAAAACAGATAATGGTATTCAATACACAGAATCACTTGCAGAGAAATTAGATCAAGGTATTCAATACTCTGAACATATTGCAGAAAGTGTTGATGCTATCAAGAACTATACAAATTATTTAGCAGAATCCTATAATGAAGGATCAGCTTCTTATGAAGACTTAATTAAATACACAGAATATTTAAGAGAGAACTTAGAGAAAGTTACTGAATATGCTGAATATGTTGCTGAAACAGTTAATACTAATCTATTGTTAGAAGATGGCGAAGCTGCTGGTTTACCTGCAGAAGAACTTGAAGACGAGACTAAAGATGTTACTATAGATGATATAGACGCTGATGGTAATGTAATTGACAGTACACCAGAAGACGAGGAAGATGAATTAGAACTTAAAGGTTCTGGTGATGCTGCTGGTAAAGACGTAGATGCTATGGAAGCTTATAAAAATTCAATCACTTCTAAGTTAGAAGCTATTGTTGAAAGGGTTAATGCTAAGAAATCTAGCAATCCATCATTCTTTAAATTCATATCTGAAGAAAAAGTAAATGAATTTAATGCATTAACAACTGAAGAGAAATCTAAAATCACTAATGCGGTTGAAGGCAAAGGTTATTTAACTGAAGGACAAATCTTAGGTTTATGGGCTAACTCATTAATGGGAGCTGTACCTACAAATGAAACAACACTTCCAGTTATCTCAATGATGCCAACAGAATATCATGCAACATGGACTAAATTGTCTGAAGCTAAGAAAAACCAAATTATTGCACAATCTAAAATGCAAAAATTAGAAACTTCTTATCAGGTTGCTAATTTCTGGCAAACTAGGGATCTTAGAGAAACTTCATCAATCATGGAGAAAATCACTATGATTAACGAAGCTAAGATTGAAGATGTTAAAACACTTGGATATGACGCAACTGAAATTGGAGCAGAAATCGCAAAAAGATTTAAAAAATAATGTAATTCTTTAGTTTTTTTGAAAAAATTAAAAATTTCAACTAATAATAAAGATATATAGTATTAATAAACCCATTCGATGCTCAGTTAAGAAGCAAAAAACTGAAATAATATCGAAAATTCGTAAAATACGAAAACATAAACCATTAAAAAAATAAATAAAACAAAAATGGCAAATTTAATTAATGAATCAGAAATCAGAGCAACATGGTCTCCGATTATTGAATCAGCAACAGGAATCAATGACGCAAGCAAATTAGCTTGGATGTCAGAGTACTGTCACAATCACAAACTTTATGAAGATGCATCTACAATGTCTTTAGGTACTGCAGGTAATATCTTCGGTATGGGAGCAACAGTTCTACCTTCAGGTTATGCAAGTGGTGTTTCTACTGTAAATGGTTCTGGAGACAAATCTCCTTCACTATTACCTCTAGCAATGCAAGTTGCTGCACAAACTATCGGACTTGACTTAGTACCAGTAGTTCCTATGGCTGGACCAATGGGATTATTGTCTTACTTAGATTTCGTTTATGAAGGTGGTAAAACAGCAGGATCTACTTCGCCTACTTATATTAAAGGTAGTGCTGCACTTTTAGGAACTGGTAATATAGCTGCTGTTGAAGACGAAAACGGTGCTTATACATTTATCGGTTCTTCAAGAATTGATGGTAAATCAATCTTTAAAGTAGGAACAATCGTCGGTGCTACTGTTGCTGCTGATTTAGAAGCTTTTGCGCTTGGAGCTGGTGTAACTGTTGAACTAGTTAACGCATTGGAAGATCATATCAAAGGATTTACTGCTGCTAATGTTTCAGGAGCACCATTCTCAAGAGATGCTGGAGAACAAACTCCTGATAAAATCATGGGTCTTTCTCTACACTCTAAATCTGTTTCAGCTGAAACTTACCAAGTTGCTGCTGCAGTTACAAGAGAACAAGTTCAAGATTTGAAACAATTCGGCGTTGATGCAGTTGCTCAAGTTGAAGCAGTTTTAACTAATGAGTTGACTCAATCTATTAACCAACACATCCTAGGAAGAATCAGATCTTTAGGTACAACTAACGTTACAGCTGCATTTACTGCAGGTGGTTTTGATTTAACATTGCCTACTGCAGCTTCTCTAGTTGGAGGTGAAACTTTACCGTCAGTACACCGTAGAATCTTATCACAAGTTCTTGCAGCTGCTAACTTAATTGCTAACAGAGGTCGAAGAGGTGCTGGTAACTTCGCAGTATGTGGACCACAAACTGCTACAGTTTTACAATCAATCGCTGGATTCGTTGCTAACCCAATGGCTAACACGTTTGCACAAGCTGCAGGAGCAATCTATCCTTTAGGATCTGTTGCTGGAATCAATATCTATACTGATCCAACATTGGAATGGTCAGATTATTCTATCGCAGTTGGTAGAAAAGGCGATGGTAACGGTCCTGGTATCGTATTCATGCCTTACTTAATGGCTGAATCAGTTCAGACTATTGCTGAAGGAACAATGGCTCCTAAGATTGCTATCAAATCAAGATTCGCATTGGTTGACGCTGGATTCCATCCTGAAACTCAATACGTTAACTTTGACGTTAAAGGTTCTTGGACAAACTTATTAACATTAGCTTAATACTTAAATTAGAACTAACATTCTAATGTACTGAAAAGGAACCGAGAAATCGGTTCCTTTTTTTGTGATATATACTTATATAACAAATGAAATTATAAATATGAAGAGAATAATGTTATTCGAAGAGTTCATAAACGAACTTGAATTTAAAGATGCTAATGCATTTAAAGTATATGCTAAAGATAAAAAAATTGGAAAGAATACCAAAGTAACTATCGCCGGCAAAACC